CTAAATAAATTTGTATAGTTAAGAAAGAGTGTTTATATTCGTAGTACAAATTAAAACCGTAAAGAAATGAAAACAATTACATTAGGAGATGGAACAAAAGTAGAGATTAGCGATGAGAGTTATGCTAATTTTGAGAAAGCTGTTAAGCCTGAGTTTAAGGTTGGGGATTGGGTATGTTATGTTGATAAACCCAATTATGTATATAGGGCTACAGGAGTAGATGGTGTATGGGTGTATGGGTTGCACGGCAATGACACGAACGGACATAGACCAGAACACCTCCGTCTAGCCACGCCAGAAGAGATCAAAGAGCATCTTATTAAAGAGGCTGAGAAGAGAGGGTATAAGGAGGGGGTGAGAATACAGAGTATTTCCTTTCCAGGCGATATCTATCAATTAACTTCGTGTTCCCTTTCTTGTTGCAATGAGACAGTCAGTTGTGGGGGTGTGGTAATTTGCAGAGACGGCAAATGGGCTGAGATAATCAAAGAAGAAACAATCTTAACTCTTGACGGTGTAGATTATTCTAAAAGCACTCTAAGAAGCATGATCAAGAAAGCAACATCATAATACTTTACGGTCGGGGGGCGATAACCTCAAACCTCGTTACCGTTTAAATAATTCAAAAGTCTCTCCAAATCGGAGGGGCTTTTTTGTTATTGACTATTTAATGTCAAAACATAACGAGTAATATCGCCTACCTTTGAGCTTATGGAACCAGCCATATTAAAGATGTACGGGGATATCGGCGAAGCGGACAAGATGATGGAGATGTTCGGTGTAGAAGATGACTGTATATCTGCTAAATTTGTCTCTGACTTCCTTGACGAGCACCCTGATGAGACAGAAGTAATTGTCAAAATCAATTCAAGAGGAGGCGATGTTCAAGAGGGCTGGGCAATTCTTGATCTACTTACCAATTCAGGCAAAACAATCAAAACCGTAGGCGAAGGGAAAGTTTATTCTATCGCTACTATCATATTCCTTGCAGGAACAGAGAGAGAGATGATGAAAAATGCAGATGGCATGATTCACAATCCTTATATTCCTGAATATACTCTTGCAGGTAAGTACGAAGCTGACGATTTGGAAGATATTGCCGAAACATTACGTCAGGAAGAGGCTAAAATACTTGACCATTATGTTGAAAAGACCGGAGCAGAGGAATCCAAACTAGCAGATTTAATGGGGGAAGAGACCAAGCTATCAGCAGAAGATATGTTGGAGCTTGGATTTGCAACTAAAATCCTTGAACCTGTTAAGGCATTTGCATTTAACGGAAATATAAAATCAAAAAAATCATCTATAATGACTATGAATGCAGCGGACGAAAAGAAATTTATGGGTAAGGTTGGAGATGCGATAGAAAACGCACTGAAAAAGCTTAACCTTTCGAGAATTGAACCTAAAGATCAGACTTTGAAAGATAAGGATGGCGTTGAGTTTACTCTTGATAAAGAAACCGGAGCACCAGCAGTTGGTGACAAAGCAACCCCTGATGGAAGTTATGTAATGGAGAACGGAAATACCATTACTATCGCAGGAGGAGAAGTCACAAAGGTTGACGAGCCTGTCGTAGATAAGACAGAACTTGAATTGGCGAATGAGAAGATCACGGAGCTTGAGGGGAAGATCGCTGATGGTGAGACTGCAAAAACTGAGGCAGAGACTGCAAAGTCAGAAGCTGAAACAGCCAAAACAGAAGCCGATGAAGAGAAGGTGAAAGCTGTTGCAATCGTCACAGAGATGACGGCTTTGAAAAACAGTTGGAAGCCAGATGGTCGTCAAAGGGCAGAGATTAACGGTAAGGTCGGAAGTATTGACCTTAACAGGGTTAAAGAGATAATCAAGGATAAGAAAGAAAAATCTAAAAATAAATAATCATGTCAGCATCAAGTCCAGCGTGTTTTAACACCATAAATCTCGACGCACTTCACTTCACAGCGGATGAACTTCGCTCCCTGAATGAACTGGTCGTTACTGCGGTTCTTGAATCTCCGAGTCTTTCTTTGTTCCATACCTTAGAAACTGGAATAAAGAATGATAAGAGAATCGGAATCATACCGGGAACATTCGGTCTAATCGGAAAAGCTGCTCAGGCTTGTAATCCAGAAGCTCAGTGCTACGAGAATACAGCAATTGAGAAAACATGGGAACCCAAGTATGTTGAGATAATCATTGATATGTGTATCGATGAACTTCAGGATACTCTCATGAAGCTTGCGCTTAATTGCGGTATTGAAATATATGACCTTACAAATACTGAGGTATTCGCATTCATTCTGGATATTCTATCAAAGGATATTCCAAAGATGCTACTGCGTAAGGTATGGTTTGACGATCAGGCAGCAGCCAACATCTCTGCCGGTGGTATAATAACCAATGGTTTTGATGTGAATTTCTTCAACGTGCTTAATGGCTTCTGGCAACAGTTAGCTGTTATTTATGCTGCTGATGCAACAAGACGCACACCAATGCCAGGTAATGCACAGCTTACCTATGCTCTACAGGGAACAGTTGCGACTCCACTGGCAACCTTTACAGCCGTTAACCTGATGATTGACTCAGCACATCCAGTTCTAAAAGGACAGCCTGACAGGATTATCCTTTGTACTGAATCTATTAACACTAGGTTAATGAGACATCTACAGGCTCTAGGTATTGTTTATGACATTACCTATGCAACGGATGGTCTTATGATTACAAAGTGGGACGGAATAACCATGTACACTATTCCTCTGTGGGATCAGTGGATTCGTGCTTATGAGGATAGCGGTGTAAGATGGAACAACCCTCACAGGGCTGTTTATACTACCAAGTCACAGCTGAAAATCGGAATGTCTTGTAATGGGCTGTTTGATAATATCAATTCATTCTACGATCAGAGAAGTCGTATTAACAGGATTGAAGCTGTTGATGCATTTGATGCGAAGATAATTGATGACCGTCTGGTTCAGGTATTAATTTAATAAAGGGAAATCATGACAATAGGCTGTAATGCAATAGTTGCTTGTATTCTTAAAAACTGTGCGAACCTTGTTCCGGGGATTAAGGATAAGATATATTTTATCAACTATGATTGTGTTGATAAAGCTTTGAGCACCTTTGACCCTGATAATTCACTCCTGCTTACTCAGCTTGTTTTAAATACTGTATCCCCGGCATGTTACGCATATTGTGTTGAGGGGTATAACTTTTCAAATGAGCATACCATTGAGATGGTTAAGACTAAGTACCAGAAGAATTGGGAACATGGAGTTATCTTCAGGATCTTTGATAATACCCCGGAGGATAAGCTGTGGATCGAGAACGCAAAAGATAGTAGATTCCTGGTAATTATCGAGAATAACTACAATAAAGACCTCACAGCTATCGATCCGGCAGAAGTTGCTGGAAGGACTGTATTTGAGGTTTTGGGTTGGGATTTCGGTCTTGAATTAAACGCTGTCGAGCGCAATGTTAATGATGAAGAAATGCTCGGAGGTTATGTTCTTACTGCTGGATGCTCTGATACTATGAAAGAATCACTTCTGCCACGTACTCTGTTCGTAGGTGGAACCCTTGCTCTGACAAGAACAGCATTAGCGGACTTACTTGCTCCTTGCTGTCCATAATATATGGGGGATGATTTAGTCCCCCTATTTTTCATACCCGATAATTTGAAAAAGTTTAAATTTAAAACTCTAACCATGACAAGTAGTAATTATGTTTTAAAACAAGGAGTATTACTCCAGGCGTTTAGTGATGCATCAAAGACTTGCACCAATGCTAATCTGACTGATGAACTTGCTAAGTGGCATTTGAAGAATAACCCTGCCTGTATAAAATATTTTGCAGTAGTACCAGGTGGCATTAAAATTCCTGCACCTCCAAAAAGTATGGATGTGGATAAAATCGCAGCGAAATCAAGCAAGGAACAGATCATCCCTGCAGAGAAGCCCAAAGAAGAGGTGAAGGCAGAAACAGATCTTGACACAGAGTTGTTTGATCTGAAGGAGAGGCTTACAAAGTTAAAGATAAAGTTTCATCCATTGACAGGTGTGGTTAAGCTTCGTGAGAAGTTAGAGGCAGCCCTGCATCCAGATAATGTGAAATCTGATTAATCATGAAAGTATCCGCAACCAAACCAACTCCCAGGGTCGAGCGGAACATCTACCTTACCAGCAAAAAAATACAAGCTTATGGGGATGGTAACGACTACCCACAGAAAGTTTTTGAGATTATTGGAAGCTCGGGAACCGGAAAGACCTGTTTTGATATCTACACTAAATTTGTAAGGGGTTCAGGATTCGAAGATGACGCATTCGGAAAGCATATTATCAATGATGATAAAGAGACCGTCAATTCCCTGCTTAACAAATCAGCAAAAGACTTAAAGAGATATAATGGGTTTGCCATGTTGGTCAAGTATGATTTCAATGCGGTCCCATTTGCCTATTATAGTATTCCGTTTGAAAACTGTCGTCTTGAAATAGATTCTGCAAAAAAGCACACAGGCAGGATCGCTGTTCATCCTGATTGGACAGGAATAACAGGGAAGACACTTAATAATAATGATATTAAGTATGTCGATCGCTTTTACCCCGAGGATGTTAAGGCGCAGATGATTAATGCAGGAGGACCAGAATTCTACCTGGGACAGATTCTTTATTATACTGATGATGGAGATTTCCAATATCCTGTTTGTCCTTTTGATCCTGTAGTCACAGATATGTTGACTGAAGAGAGTGTTTCAACAGTCAAGCACAGAAATGCTAAAAACAATTTCCTTCCTGCCGGTGTTATTGTGCGCAAAGGAATCAAGCCTAAGACATTAGATAGTGGTCAAATCGATCCAAATGATCCTTTCAACCAACAACAGGAGCAAAGTGCTCATGAGTTTAAGAAGGCTCAAGGCGATATGAATACCTCAAAGATTTGGGTTATCGATGTGGATGCTGATGAGGAGACTCCTGAGTTTATTGATTTCACGGCTAAGAATTACGACCGTCAATATGAGCTTACTGAGAGAACGGTACAGGAGAATATAGCAAGGATGTTTAAGATGCCTCCTATATTGCGAGGGGTTGACGTAGGGGCCGGATTCGGGGCTGATCTAATGCTCAACGCATATGACTATCTTAATTCGATTACAAGCGACGAGAGGGATGATCTGGAGAGGGCATTTGAAGGTCTGTTCGAAATATATTCTACTACGTTCACGGATTATACTATTGCACCAAAAGAGTACACAGCAACAACACAGGCAGGAGGAGTAGAATGACACAGACACCACTTGTTACAAAAACAGATCTTGACGATTACAAATACGTCGCTGATAGTTTAAAAAATACTACTCAGTGGCCTCAGTTTGTATCCGAGGCACAACTATTGGATGTAAAGGTTCAGATAGGAGATGCTTTTCTCAATGAGCTTGTTACTCAGTTTGCAGCCTCAACATTAACGGCTGATAATCAAAAGTTTCTTAATGGAGGGTCATATGTTCATAATGATATTACTTATCTGTTTCAGGGGCTTAATGCAGCGATAATTTATTATGCATTTGCCAGGTTCTCAAACCGGAATTCAGTTAATTATACTGCTGCCGGGGTACGAGTTAAGGATAGTGATTTCTCTACCCCTGCAAGTGACAAGATGATACAAAGGCTTGAAACGGAAGCCAGATTAACGGCTGATGCGTTAATGTGTGAGAACGTATTATACTTAAACAGGAATTATTTATTATATCCTCTATGGGCGCAGTATTACCGTTGTAGGGGGAATGGCTGCAATAAAGACAGAGGACGGTTCGAAGTAATTGGAGACTAAATTAATATAGGAAATTATGCCAGATATAGCATTAGGGAACATTCAAAGAGTACTACCAGTTGACATGGCAAATGTGCCAGAAATCAGGGATGATGGGGCAGGTAATTTTGTGGATGAGCAGGGGTTCTTTATCAGAGCCGGGGTGGAGGGATATATTACATTCTGTCCTATCAACAATAAGACGGATGCGGAAGCTATTACAAAGCTTTTTACTGCCTCTGCTATTTTTGTCGACCCTGTTAATTGTCGAAAGATATTCAGCGCAGCGAACTCAAACTTTCCCGAGGTTTCTCCAGAGGCAGAGATAGCAGGAGATATTAATGTAGGTTACGGAGTATAATCATGGGTATTAAGATAGGGATAGGGATAGTTAATAGAGGAGGAGGGATACCCCCTGTACCCCCTGTGCCCCCTGTTCCTCCTGTGCCTCCTGTATCTACATTTACTTTAGTGCTTACAGGTGACGGTTCGGGAGTATCGACTATGAATGTTGTTGTTACAGATGATGTAATATATACATTAAGCGGTAATGCCAGATTCTATTCTGACTTAGCAGGAACATTAAATGAAAGCACCACATGGACTGCGACAACAGGAGCTACAAGAACAAGATATGTTCGATTGCCAGCAGGACCGGCAACCTTAACGATAAATGAGATAGATAGGATCACAGGCTTCGGGACTCGAAGCTTACATGGATGGACTACATTAGCAAATTCTCCTACATTTAAT